TTAACATTTTGCTTCGAATAAGACTCTAAAAACCGTTCCATAGTTACGTCGCCCGTGATTGCTAGTTCTTTTCGCAACTTTATTGTTCCTAGAGCAGGACTTTCTGGCGTGCTAGTAATCGCATATGTAAATTTATATGTATCAATTAAACTATTGACCGCGTGAAGACCGTTATACCCAGCTTTTATATCTTCAGTCATTTTGATCGTGCCTGTTGCGGGGGTGCTAGGACTGCCCGTAACAGAAAATGAAAAAGTCCTGCGATTCTGTACGTCAACTAAAGCATGACTGCCGTTATATTCTTCTTGCGCTGCTCCAGTTAATGTGACCGTTTCTTGAAATCCTAACGTCAAATCATGATTGCTATTTGTAACCGCTGTCGCTATTGCGTCAACACGAGTGATGGAGTTGATAGTTATAGGCGTTAGCGCACCAGCAATAAATACTTCATCGCCAACAGACAATCCATGAGGCGTTGAACACGTACATGTAACAAGCCCTGTGGCATTATAAAAATCAAGTGACGTGACGTCTAATTCGTCACAAAAAAGGCTAGTATGCCGAGGCACAATTTGTTTTAATCTAGTTATGATATCAACCGTGTTCATTTTTTTATCGCTTGATTAATTGCATTTGCAAATTTTCGTTTTATATTACTTTTATTTTTTTTGTACGCCGCGCTTATAAACGGTCGGGGTGAAACTCTGTTTTTATCATGAAAAACGCCTGCCAGCCGGATTACCGACAGAGCAGTCAAATTACTATATTCTAAATATTTACCATAAGGCGCTTTACCGCGAGACAAATCAACGCCAAATATCATCTCATTGTATCCATTAACCGTAAAATTAATACTTTTTCTAAGCTGACCAGTCACAACCGCAGGAGCTTCCCCCGGCGCCGACGCTGTATAATATCGTGGCTTCTTTAATTCGCCTCTTAGACCGTGAGTCTTAAGATAAATTGCCCCATGTTTTGGCTTTTTATTTATTTCTTCTTTTGTAGACGCAACTAAATCTTTACCAATATCATAAAACGCCTTTCGAATCGCATTCCTAACTAAAGGAACGGTATTTTTTAACTGCAAATTTACTCTCGCAACATTCGCCTTTGGTGTAATAGTAAACATACTTATGCTTGATTAGCGACTTTGCTATCCGCGCCTCTTACACTGCAATATAAAATTTGGTATCGTTTTTCTTCATTTAAATTTTCAATCTGCACAATATCGTAATATTTTGAATCGTACCAAATCCAATGCTCTTGTGTTAAAAACGGTAAATATCTAATCATTAATCTATGGGAAACTACTCTCTCAATATTTACACTATCAAAAACAACAATACCGCCAACACTTTCGATAGAACCCCAAACCGTAATTTTTTTCTTGAAACTTAAACTGTAATTGCCCGTGTCATCTGTTGGAGCTTTAATCGTTCTATCGTAGATATCGATCCTATGGATCATATCTCCGAGACAAGGCATAACATATTTTCTAGGTTTATATGAAAGTTGAGGCATTCAAATTAACCACTCTAAAATGTTTGATGTACCCGTCGCGTACCATCAGCGGTATTTCATCTACAGGACAATTGCCTTTATTTTCGTATAACCACGTAACATGCTGGCACAGCAACAGTCTAAGCATAGCAGGCACTGTATCTTTAGTCGTACCGTAACCCGCTGTAAATTCAATCTCAATACAATTTTGTTGGTCTAAAACATCTTGTGGAAAGGACATCGTATCTTTGAGAATAATTTGCGTAAAAGGGTCTTGCACTTTTACATAATAAACCTCTGCTGGCACATCTACTAAAACTTCACTTGAGTTTTTATATTTAAAACTATTCACCACACCATTTGATCCGCGGCGCAATTCTATAAACTCTAATGGAAAATCTCTAAACGTTTTCCATTTCTGGTTTATAAAACTTCTATTCGTAAACATTTCTGCTGAATTAACCGCAGCAGCGATTAATAAATTAATATAATTTTCTTGTGTCTCATCTATGTAATCTATTTTAAGATGAGATTTTAAATCTCCTATATCAATTGGATAAATCGTACGTGGCAATATAGATAAGTACGTATACGCTCGCGCTTTATACATCAACTGGTAATTTTGATTGTACGTAAACCCAAATGTCATCGTATAATGTCCTGCACAAAATCAACGGTGTTAATTGTCGTAATTTCGTTAACAGTTTCTTTAATAGTTACTTCTTGAACACGCGCTCCCCATACAATTTGTAGCGCAACAAAATATATACCTGCTGGAATAGTAGTATCTGTCGTTGATAACGATACTTTTATATTTCCAGTGACGGGCGTATCAACTACTATCCCGCTAATTAAATCTTTTGAAATCTTTGCAGTTAAATCGGTATCAGTTTCATTAACTTTTACCATAAATTTTATAGCGGTCGCAGCGCTTAAATTCAGTATAACCGCGCCATTTTTATCCTGCGCTGTAAATAATAAATCAATTGAATTGCCAATTTTAAGTCGCATTTTAAGCCACTTCTGCGATTAGTGGATAGACAACGATAGGCGCAGGAACATACGACTGCATCCCCTGCGTTATTAATGCTAAAGGATTCATAGTTTCACCGTTTTATATGTTAATACTTTTCCAGCCGTTTCTGTTGCTGTCATGTTATACGTAGCAATCACATCGTTATCTGTCCCAACACTTGCAGGATCACTATAAAGTCTAACTCTGCCTGAGGTTAAAACATTACTCGCAGAATAAATTGGTTGGTCGATATAAACATTATCATATAAAGAGTGGATACGCGCTTCACTTAATGCCTCCCCTGTCGATCCTACGATTAAATGATCCGCCAAAACCGTATCCCAAATTTCGGTAGCGATTGTAGTTTCAGATAATAAATTAAATACGCCCTTATCTGCCACGCGAGATTGGATATTATCGCCGCTAAAATTCATTTTATCTGTTTGAGTTTTAATTAGCGCACTTGTCGCCTCTAAAGCTGCAACGCTGGCTAAAGCGCTTAAAGTAGTTTCTTTTGCAACTGTAGCATCTAGTGCCGCCACTCCTGCTAACGCGCTTAAAGTAGTTTCTTTTGCAACTGTAGCATCTAATGCCGCAACGCTGGCTAACGCGCTTAAAGTAGTTTCTTTTGCGACTGTAGCGTCTTTTGCAACTGTAGAATCTAGTGCCGCCACTCCTGCCAGTGCGCTTAAAGTAGTTTCTTTTGCAACTGTAGAATCTAGTGCCGCCACTCCTGCCAATGCGCTTAAAGTAGTTTCTTTTGCAACTGTAGAATCTAGTGCCGCCACTCCTGCTAACGCGCTTAAAGTAGTTTCTTTTGCAACCGTAGCGTCTTTTGCAACCGTAGCATCTAGTGCCGCCGCTCCTGCCAATGCGCTTAAAGTAGTTTCTTTTGCAACCGTAGCGTCTTTTGCAACCGTAGCGTCTTTTGCAACCGTAGCGTCTTTTGCAACCGTAGCGTCTTTTGCAACCGTAGCATCTAGCGCCACTACTCCTGACAATATTGCTAACGCTTCTAAAGACGCTACTTTGTCAAGCACGATATTTACAATTTGGCCACTTCCTGCAATGACAACAGTTTCCACTTTCCCAACGAACCCAGGAACTTCAGCTGTGGGATAAAATGTAGCAAGACTCGTGTATGTATAAACAAATGGGCTATTTTCAATCGATACAGACCCGATACCGTCACGAGGATCAAACGTAATAGAATGCAACGCATTTGCACTAGAATCTTTAACATTAAACGTTGTTACATAATCAACCATTACCCGCCTCTAAAAAAATATTCAATTAAACTAAACTTAAAACGACGCTATTATTTAAATGAATTTCCCACTGTGTAATCGATTTATAACCAATTACAATCCTATCTGCTGCGGCATTAAATGTTGCAGTATTGTTTGTGCCGTCGAATGTCGTACCTGCAGCAGTCGTAACTACTACATTTCCAGACGCTAAACTAAGCACATTAATATCACAAACTGCGTACGCAATTGGAGCCGCTAAAGTCATTGCTAACCCAGTGCCCCCAGCGATAACAGCTTTTCCCGCAACTGCAATCGCCGCAGGAGCAGCATAACTAGTAACAACTTGGTTCGCGACAACTGTCCCAGCACCACCACCCGCCAAAACGGCGTCTATTTGTGCGGCAGTATATTCGTTCCCGTTATAAACGCTCGTCCCCTCAAGATGGGCTTTGTTATTGTCATCAACGGACTTTGGCTGCTCCAAATAATTTTTACAATTATAAGAACTCATAATTAAACCTCTCGTTTTCGCGGTCGACCGCGTTTTTTATAAATTAAATTAATTACTTTATTTTCGAAATGAGGAGTTATTTTTAAATTTAAATGACTCCCCGTTTCGATTTTAGCTGCTAACCCATTTTCTATTAAAGACGAAGCGGCTGAATTATTTAGATCCAATTCTTGATTTGCATCTAAAATCAAAAGCCGCCCCTCAATAATATATCTACAAGGGTTTAATATTTTAACTTTCATTTTTTATTATTAAATTAAAACTTCCGACACTAGTCTACGTTAGCAACTGCAGGATTACCTTTAACGCCTATCGCGCTAATTGTGCCGTTACCAGTACTTGAAGTCACGATACTTAATCTAACGTAGCGTTTTTTGCCTGCATACCCAATACTTTTGCATGCATTATCATCAGCTGAGGCGGTTGTAAAAGTTGCAGCCGCATATGTGCCTAATAAATAATCAGCGGCTACGTCGGCAACATCGGACAACCCAGAATCGTCTCCGTCTCTCAACAAAGGGGTGAAAACTCCCGTAGTGATAGTTCCGGAAAAAAGGACGAATTCGATGGATTGATACCCCAACATGTCAATAATTACACCATTAGTTGTGGTATCAGTATTAATAACCTGAATATTTAATGCAGGGGTCGATGCAATACGTGTATGTAAATCAACTTGAGACATTTTAATAACCTCTTTATTTTAATTTTTTAAACGTGGCATTGTAATTTTACGAAAGCTTCGGACAGTCTTACTTTTCCGCCGTTATACAAATGCATGATAAATTGGATCATCGCACGATCTGCTTTTGTAATTTCATCTCGGATAACGTACAGACCAAATCGATCAACAATCTGATACCCCTCTTTAAAATCACCGAAAATAACAGGGTATAAATTAGCACCAATATCGTCCATATCAATTGCGCGTATATACGGAAAGCCGCATAATGTCGAAGGAACACCGTCCCCCGTAGAGCCCTCTTGCCACAAATACGCACCGACTGAATTTTTAAGGGTACTTAAATACGCAATCGTGCGCCTATTTAACACAAACGTTGGGTTATAACCAACTTTTAAGTCACCAGTCATCAATTTTAACGCGTCAAAGTCAATATTATCTGCTATCAATGAGACACGTGTTGGGACACCCGTATCGTTCATAAGCCCATAAGGCTGTTTAACGCCGTTACCTTTCAAAAACATGTAACCTTCTTTTTTGGCAAATTGAATTGCTGCGTCGTTTTGAATTTCAGCCATTACGTCATAATGCCCATCGTTCAGCATCTCATAAGTAACTGGAATTTTAGCTGTCAAGCGATTGTTGACGATCTCAACTAAGCCGTACTGCGAGTTAGTATCGCCTACTTGCTCTGCTTCTCCTTCGTAGCTTGCCTCTGCCAACGTATTACGTACTGGTTGCTCAAATAGTTTTGTACCAACAGTCGTGACACGGCAAAGAGACCGCATCGGGCTAATTTCTATAATTTTCTTGGCAATCTCTTTTGACCATTCTGGAGGACACAAATAGCCGCCATCGACATTGCTATCTGTACGCATGTACTTGGTTTCCACCCCATATTCAAACATAGATTTAGCATGCATCTGTTTCATATCGGCAAGAGCGTCAAAAGATTCTTGTCGTGACCTTGTTAAAGCTTTTTTCAAAAAAGTTTCTGCCTCGCTAACAAGTTTAATATGACTATCACCCGATGGGCGGTAAAATTTAGTCTCTAACTCATTGACTTTCTTTTCCAATGCAATTTCTTTTTCATTCTTTGCGATGACTTCTTTCGCAATGTCGGCATTCTTTTTTTCTGCCGCCTCGAAAGAAATTGAAAGTTTATCTAATTGTTCTTTGTACTCGCCGCTTTCTTTTGATTTTGTTTCTACAAGAGCGCGCAGTTCGGCGACGATTTGCTCTACGCTATTTTTATCTGATTCAGCCATTTTTCAATGCCTCACAATTTGGTAAGTAGGGTTTTTAATTCATGCAAATGAATTAAATTATTTTTTTCTTTTGTATCGGTTGGGACATCAGACTCACTCCGCGCCTTTTCGATGAAACGCGCGGCTAAGAAAATAGCCGCTTCTTTTGAAAACGCTCCTGACTCTCTCAAGATGTTTTCATAATCTTTTTTAGTAAATAAAATACTTTTTAAATCTGTTACATTATAAAATTTTTGCTTCGCTGCATGCTTAACTTCGGTCACATTCGCATCTTCATTTGCAGGCTCTCCAACGATTGAGACTTCCCAGAGTTTTAATTTTTTTAAGCACCGCTCTTCTCGCGTATATGTAGACCCCTCTTCCTCTACAGTAAAACTAATTGACATGTCGCTTAACACTCCCTGCTTAGCCAATTCATAAACATCATTACCAAGCTGCACTTTAGTATTAATATCAATTGCAACCAACAGCCCCTTTTTATCGCTGTTAAGATTTTCAGGCCTTATGCCTCCAATCGGCACGTTAAAAGTGTCATGCTGGTAATAAACTTTTAACATACGATTTTGATTTTTATAATCTTGTATAGAACCGTCAAATGCGCCTTCTAAAATCACGTCATTCACGCGATCAACGTTTCCGTAAGTCGCCGCATACCCTTTTATGATGCCTATTCCTTTATTATCATAAAGACTGGCTTTAGTTTCTTGTATAGAAAATGGAAAAATTTTATATTCCATTTTTTCTATTTTGGTCGGGCTCTCGGGAGAATGAGGCATAAAAATTTTCCAAAAGTAGTTAAAAAGAGTTATATAATCAATCTAGCAGGAAGGGATTGATTATGCAATAAAAAAATCATTGCATATCAAGTAGTTAGGGTGTACGTTAAAGTGTTTTACCGTGCGTTAATACTCGTTGACATGTTTTAATGCGCGTAATAAAATAAGAGCAAGTCTTAAAATTTAAGAGGAAACTAAAACGAAAATGAAAAAAAAGACTGAAACTGAAACAATAACATTTACAATCAATGAATTCTGCAAACACTACGGCTTCTGTCGTGCTACTTACTACAGATTAAGAAAAGAGAGCAACTTGCCGCCAATAAGAAAAATTGACAGGAAATGTTTTATCAAAATAGAAGACGCAAAAATTTGGTTTGAAAAACTTAGAACAGAGTTTGATAAATAACAGGAAGAAAACTTATGCCCGAAAATAACGAAACAAACAGAGTCGATTTAACTACATACTTTTGTTGCCTATCTTGCGGATCAATTTACTCTAAAGATAAAGCCATTCACACACCAGTCAGTTTCCAATGTTTAAAAAACATGACAGATGGAAACTTTAAGTTTGAATTGCGTTACTGCCCTAATTGCATCTACGGTCTAGCACATTATATCGCATGCCAAATTTTAGGGGCCTGGAGTTCCGATTCTAACTCCCATATTATAACCGATCTAATAGATGAATTACGGCATACAGACAGCATACATCCTATTCTAAGACAAAAAATTGATGGCTGTCTTAAGCAGTTGAATTACATGCCACAGGGCTCGAAAATGAAACAAGCTCCAAGCACAATCGAAGAAGTAATACAACGTATCGATGAAAAAAAGCAGGAAAACAAAGAAAAAACAATTAAAAAAAATAAATTTTCGGTAAGCCATTGGTTAGTATATATGTTTCGTAGAACTATTAAATCGGGGCAGAGAAAGAATTACAGAAATTTATAGGCTATAAAATGATCAAATACCCAAAAATACACACCATTTTTAGAAGAGATGAAGAGACTCACAAACTAATTTCAAACGAATACTCCGCCCCTGAATTTGAATTTTTAGCCAATAATATTTGGCAAATGAGCGAAAAAATAGACGGCACAAATATCAGAGTTGCGTGGGATCATGAAACTAAAAGAGTAACGTTTGGCGGCAGAACTGATAACGCGCAAATCCAAAACCTGCTACTAAACAGACTGCGAGAAATTTTTAACATAGAAATATTATCGATTTTATACCCTGACGTTTCTATTTTATTTTTTGGCGAGGGCTATGGATATAAGATTCAAACCGGCGAAAAATACAAAGCAAACGGCAACGACTTCATTTTATTCGATGTGCTAGTAGGCAAATGGTGGTTAAAAAGAGAATCCGTAGACAGCACCGCAAAAAATTTAAATACCCACTCTGTTCCAATAATCAAAGAAGGAAATTTGGCGCAAGCTATAGAGCTGGCTAGAAATGGATTCAACTCTATTTTCGGAAATTTTATTGCAGAAGGCATTGTTATACGCCCAAAAGTAGAACTATTAAATCGGGGCAGAGAAAGAATTATCGCAAAATTGAAATATAGTGACTTTAAATAGGTTTACGCATTTTCCATTCCCAATTTTCTATAGATTCGCAACGACAACCCATCAGATTTTCATCGCTAGCCCCTAAACTATCGTCGCGCGGCTCCATTAATTCTTCCCCGTCAACAATATATGGCTGATCATAATCCACGGTCTGCCCATCAGCCGACCTATGCCACGGTCTTGTTTGGGAATCTAATATCGCAATCCATGTCTTTTGTGTCTTATAATCAGCTAAAGAAGTACCGTCATCAAATTCTGCGTCTGTATCATCTAAGGCGTCAATTTCGTTTGCTTTACCATCGTCAGCCGCAACACCCGTCTCCATCTGCGATATTAAATCCAATCTATCCTCTATTGTGTCTTCAAAATCATCACTTATATCATCCGCAATATTTTCTTTTGATAACACCGCCCCAGCTACTGCAGCCGCCGCTATCGACATCTTAATTGCGTCCTTATAATTATCTTTTGTCGTGCCAGAAATTGAATCCGCCGCGAAATCGCTACGATCATCTGCATCAACTTCTATGTTTGCGTCGATCAAAGATTGCAATCTTTCGTCGTCTGGAATTGGTTTAAAATTATCACGAATTGTTGTTGATGCCAAAGTAGCAGTATCAATATAATGCGCATTTATAATGCTTTTGACTGCGTTTCTATGCGGTTCAAACGAAGGCAGTTTGCCGTTATTACTATAATATTTTTTTACTCCTTTCCCTAACTGCTTAAAATGTGGTCGCAGATCCTCCTTTAACTTTTTTTCTCGTTTGAATTTAAATGCTAGGATAGAAGCGGCTGCCGCTTGTTTTTCTTTACTGCTTTTATTATGCGTGGTTCGATTATTCGAGTCCATGCCTGTCAGCTATTTTATTTATTTCTTCTTCCGTAAACAAAGAGCCTCCATCCGCATCAACTTTGGATTTTAATATCTCAACAAATCGCGCCCGCGAAGTTTTTTTAGAGCCTAACTTTTCATCGTTGCCGCCAACCTCATCCAATGCTGGTAAGTCTTCGTATTCAGGCATAATACTTTCATCATTAGGATCCGTAGCTAATGGAATTTGTGCCGCTTGCCCATAAATTGCATTGCCTCCCAGCAAAGGGTCTGCCCCAGCCATTGCGCGTAACTGATTCGTAGTGAATATGTTTAAATCATGTAAAACTTTTAACTGCTCATTTCTGCGCGGTTCTAAAGCAATGATATCGCCTACGTCGTACGATAAAATTAAATCTTCATTGTCCCCGTAACGCGGCATTAAAAAATTAGATAGTTCACTAAAAATACGATTCGCAACAGGTAGAACGGCATTATCATAAAACATTAGCATCGCGCGCGTCATATTATCTAGCGTCATTGTTTCTTTGCTAATTAACGACAACGGAATTTTTAAATTTTTATATATCGATTCTGTTACTTCTTTTTTTAATTCCAAAAAATCCATGTCTTTGTTTGTAATAGTAGTCGGCGTATAACCAAACCCCCCATTCAGTAGCATCAAACGTCCCGCATTTTCCGCCCCCGCATGTGTTTTCTCTAGCTGCTGCTGCAGTCGCACAAATGTCTCATCGTCGACAGGTGGCTCTAACGTTAGTATCCCACTGGATGTTACCCCGCGGTTTAGCACAGATAAATTATGCCTATTTGCGGCTTGATGCTGATTAATCTCATAATAAATTGGGTTTAATGGCGACATCCCGTATACATTCCCCTGGATAGTAGTAGGGTTAAAAAATTTAGTATGCCAAATCTCTGCTGTTCGTGCTCTGTTGTAATACCGAAACCGACTTTTTACTTCGTCCCTCAAATAAAGATCCGTTCCCCAATAAAGTGTCGTTTGCAGTGACTGCACAAAACCATCTTTTCCGGGCAAAACAGTCACAGCTTGAGAGGGATAACAATACAACTCCTTAGGAGGCAACCCTGGTTTGCCCGAAGCTACAACATAATTATCCCCAGTAACAAGATAAAAACTTACAAGTGAATAAATAAATTCTTCCCAAGAAATATCTGCGTTAGGCAATTTTAATAAATCTAAAATCGGATGATTAGTCACCCAAATTTCTTTTTCTTTATCAAAAACTTTAGGCGGTATATTTTGGATCGCCGCCGCAATCATATCAATAGCATTAAAAAGAGGTGAGCATTTAGTGTAATAACTAACCGCAAGAATTTTAGTAATTAAATAATTTTGAGAATTAGTAAAATAATCGTACATATTCCCAAAATCCCATGCGGTATCAATCGGAGATAAATTCTTTTTCTCAAGCTTCTTTTTAAAAAATTTGTTAAAAATGTTCATAAGTTATCAGATGGAAGCTATACACAAATTATTACTTGACCGTTCGCCATTTAGTAGCATACTTAAAACGTCCACTATATCATCATGAGCCCCTGTTGGGAAGCGAGAGCACTCGTCTATGAAAGTTTCAAGCCACGGCGCTCCCTCAGGCAAATAAACCTCCCCCGCTTCTATGACTGGTGTTATTGGTTTTACTCGCGCAACTTTATCCCGTCCTTTGGTCGTGTATGGAGTTATAACCGTACGATAATGCGTAGTCTGGAGTTCGCTAATGAGAGGCGTCCCGTTTGACGCGTCTTCAATATAAATTTTTTGCGGTCGGTTGGCATCCGCCAGACTTATAAAATCCCGTTTTAGCTGCGGGAATTCCACTCGTTTGCGATAAAATCCTAGTACGTAAAACTTACGTCCTATTTTTTTCATCGTTAAGCAAACGCTGTAATCGTTCGTGTCTTTAGTTTTTGCAGCACAATCCCATCCTTGAACTATTTTTCCAGATAAATTTTTTATTTGTTCCTGCGAGTAATAATTCCACCATCGCCTTTTAATAATTGCGCCCTCTTCCAAAATTGGCTTCTGTTGACACTGCGCCGAATATTGTTGAGACCCCAACACATATTGCATTAATTTAATCCCTTCAACATCAAATTTCGGTATATCCCATAACACCTCGCCCCTTTTTTCGCGCGGATCTTTGTAATAAGGGCTAACGAATTCTTCCTCGGGTATAAACTCAAGTGGTAGCACAAGATGAAAACAGTTAGCCATGGATAATAAAACCGAGTGATAATCGTCGGGGTGAAACCTTTGCCCAATCCCCATAATAGCTGTTTTTTTTGTGATATTTTGTCGGTTGAATAAAGTCTTACACAAAAAATTGTTAACTCCTTTTCGCTCAATTTCAGATTCCGCTTGTTTCTGACTTAGCGCATCATCCAATAAAATATCATCCCCGCGCAACCCCGTTGTGCCACCTGTAGATGAAAATGCAATCCTATAGCCATGATGGTCATTTTCGAAATTTGATTTTGTATTCTGGTCGGTAGTGAGCTGGAAAACATTTCCCCATCTTTTTTGATACCAATCGCTTTCAATTAAACGCCGACATTTTAAAGTATCGCGTATCGACAGCTCCATATTATGTGACCCCGTGAGGAATCGGCGCGACGGATCTGTCGCCCACACCCAAGCGGGATACAACACCGAACAAATTAGGCTCTTACCAAACCCCGCGGGGATATTAACATCCATAATTTGAATCTCTCGCCGATTAAGCGCCTCCATATGTCTGCAAATGCATGTGATGTGCCAATTGGGAATAAATTGGTCTGCATCAACTACGCTCCACGCCTCGCGCACAAAGTGATAAAAACTAACTTCGCACGCTAGTTTATTTGCTATAGTCGATTTTGCCTCATCTGTTAACATATTATCTAAACTTGACTTTTAATGTATAATAATGTATAATAGTGTATAATAGTGTGTAATAGTGTGTAATAGTGTGTAATAGTGTGTAATAGCGCGCAGGAGACTTTATCATGAAATGCTTGTTCATAAAACAACCTTATTGTGACTTAATTGCCGAAAATAAAAAAATATACGAAATAAGATCTTGGCGAACTAATTACCGAGGAACACTTTTGATTTGCGCAAGCAAAAAAGCAATATCTAACAATTACAATGGCCTACCGTCTGGCTGTACAATTTGCATTGTAGACTTAATCGATATAATCCCTTTTACAAAAAAAATGGAAAAAAATTCTTTCGTTAACCATTCAAAGAGACAATGGGCATGGGTACTTAAAAATCCAGTTAAAATAAAACATATTCATTGCTCAGGCAGACTAGGTTTATTTGAAGCCCCCACATATCTAAAAGATGCTGTAATACGCCCCCCTGAATTTGCTTCCGCAAACTTATAATTTTTATTCTGGTCTCGAACCATAGAAGGTTTCCTAATCATAACCCAATTTGGGCTTTTTATACGAGAAAAAATCATTGCGGGATGAGACGTAATACTAAAATATTTAAATCCTTTTGTTATACAATAATCAGCCACAAAATTAGATAAAATATTACCAAACCCCAACCCCTGATAATCAGGTAAAACTACTGTTCGATGTTCTCGTTTCGTGTTTTTAACTATAGGATGTTGAAAATGAAGATAAGACGCAAACGCAACAGGTACTTTATTGATCAGTCCGACAAAACATTGTGCGAAAGGTGATATATCAGTACTTAAATAATGATGGTCTTTAAACAATTTCCATAAAGATCTGTTGCATTTAAAGATTTCCAATCGTATTTGAGGTCGCTGAAGATACACCGTATTCAACGATTTCGTAGAAAAATCAAAACACCAATCAGGTTGCAACCATTCCATTATATCATAATGACAACTTACTAAAACAACTTTTCTGTTTAACGCTCTAATATATTTCTGTATTGCAACAGATCCTGTTTTAGCAACATTCCGATCTACAACCGAAGTGAATTCGTCAAAAACAAACAAGTCACAATATTCAAAAAGACATCGCGCCATTTCGGCCCTAAATTTTTGTCCTGTACTTAATTTTTCAAACGGTAACAGCCAACTAGGGGGCGAGGAGAATCCGATATGCGATAAGGCGTCTGTTATATCTTTAATACCTATAGACTCTGGAAAACTATCTAAAAAACTTTTACTATTATCCCATTCAAATCCAGAGTGGTAATTTTTTTCACCAAATATTTTTTTTGCTAAAATACTTTTTCCCGCACCCGAAATACCAACAATTAATCCTATATTCCAGTCTTTTTTAACGGTTTCAATTGGAAAATCAAACTCCCACTCTTTTATTAATTTTTTTTGCGGCGAGATATCAAACATCCCCGCAACTTTTGCTGATCTAAACGTTTCTACGTATGGAGTTTCTACTTTATATTTTAATTTTGGCATATTTTTATATAGATAAAATTCTACATTTTAATCCTTGTTTTTTAAATTGATTATATAATAATTCTTGATCTGACTCCGCATCGCAGTCGATAATAATTGAAAATCTTTGCTCATATTTTTCCTCCTTAAAATTTTCAGTCTGTTGTAAATCAATTTTCAATTCTTCTTCACTAAATCCTACATCCTGAAGCAATTCTAAATCAAAATTATCCATAAGCAAATTGAAATCAGTTGCGCCATCATTAATATTGCTTTCTAAACCAATCTTGTCTTTTTCCTCGTCGGTTAGTTTTCTGTTAGGAATTTTACAATCGACTTCTTTAAAGTTTAATTCCCGTAAAGCTTTTAAGCGTTGATTGCCAGAAAGCACTACATTATTTTCGTCTAGTTTAAGTACATCATGAAAACCGCGCTCCACAATACGCTGTTTCAGTCGCTCATAATTTTCTTTAGAAATTTGGCGCGGGTTTTTATCCCAAAATTTCAAATCATTTAAACTGCGCTTTTCTATGTGCCAAATTAAATTTTTCATGTTTTTATTTTTTGGAAGCGAGGACTGGAGTCGAACCAACGCCGCAAGGTTATGAGCCTAGCAATCTACCATTA